CGGCTTTGGTTTGTAAATATGCCAATAGGGAAAATGTGGGTCAAAGTATCGCCAAGTATCTTCGTTACAGGGATTACAGTGCGTCGGATCCTGCACAAATAGGTTATTAACGCTGTATGGATGGATAAGACCAAGCTGTCCACCGACCTTCGTAATCCGCCATAGCTCATTCATAAAGTCAAGCATAAGCCATGGCTTAATATGCTCGACGATATGAGAGCCGAAAACTGTTAAACAACATTCGTCGGGTAGTGGATAGGGGAAGCTCTCGAGGTCATGTACTATATCAACACCCGGAAGCTTCCTCCTATCCATACCGACAAAGCCAGGCTGCTTAGTCTCCCCGCATCCGATATCCAGGAGTATACCGGACTTCTTCGAGAGGAGAGTATGCAGCTTCCTGGTCATTAGGTCGTTGTCGCAAACGAGAGTTGGTAGGTCGCGTTGACCTGCTGATTCGTGCTGATCGCTTGAGTAGCATACGTTAGAGCAGAGAACATGGTGCCGGAATTCGACGTGTGGAATAAACCGATACAACCTAACGTCTGCGCAGCCGAAAAGTGGCTATTCGAGCCAGATACATACGTTGCGTATAGCCGGAGCGTCCGAGAAGAGCTCACCGAAACAGTAAACCCGATGCGGGTATGCGAACCAGCTGTATTCTGTAACTCCCCGACTAACGCTGTAGCATCTGAAACGATCGCCGCAGTACCAGTACCGAGCGCCATAAACGACAGATGCTTCGCATCCGTTGTACTGGTAAGGCCCTGACAAATATAGTCGTCAAAGCCCTCGTTGGTAACCATGTTATGGCACCACGGAGTTTTCCAAGCGAGTGAACCATCAGGATTAACGCACATTAACCTCGCCGAGCCCTTAACAACGATCTTCAAGCCGTTGTCTTTCTTCTTTCTTGCCATGCGTTTCTCCTTAGTACCCGTAAGCCTTGCCCCAATGCAATCCGACCAGAGTCGCCGTGTAGGTAGCGTCCTTATTCTGGATACTCTTAATCTTCACCATTCGAAGACCACTTACGTCGACAGGATCCGACTGCACGATTTGAGCGACACCCGCCATCGTGATTGTAAGCGTTAGAACGGTTACTGTATCCCAGAGAACTCCATCGACGGTTCCTACGATATTGAAGTCGACTTGACCAGACGCCGAGGCATTACCGCCAGTGACGTGCCCCTGAAAAACTACCCATTCGGTATCCCAAACGGGCAGTTTATGCGAGACAAAGCCGGCACCGTCTGTAATTGTAGTTGCAGCGGCGATAGACGCCACGTCACCAGCCGGTATCATTTGCCCATTTACGTGGTTCATAATGAACCTCTACCTTACGCGAGAGCCTGGTGAATCTTATAGAAAACTCGAACTCGAACGACGTTGTCGCCGGCCGCGTTACCGGCAACTTCTGCAGTTTCACCGTCGAGGACTAGTGCCTGATTCGCTTGAGCGGTAGCAGCCACAATAGCGTCGATCTTCGGAAGAGCAGTTGTATACGTGTCTGCTGTCCCAGTGATGAACCCGGTCATCTCAATAGCTTGAGAAAGGGCTGCTCCAGAAGTTCCCGTATACCGAATCAGCCAGGTAACACTAGCCTCCGTGAAGGCGTTTGATCCGCCGTAGTCGAGCATAATCTGCGCGCCGCAGAATTCAAGAAAGTAACCAGCTCCCGGAGCCGCCACCAATACCTGCGGAGTCGCAACCAGTGCCTTGACCTGCGCAGACGTAATCGCTACGTCCGCATACGCATGCTGGACATAGTAAAGGGATCCAGCCGCGCTAGCGGAATCCATTGCGAGAATAGCCGGAGAGGTTCCCGCACCCCTGATATGACGAACACCGCGAACGATGCGGCCTTCGCCATCATGTCTTTCACCTAATCGAATCATGCTTTCTCCTATATGTGGGAGTAATGAGCCGGTTAGTTACTCCCCGGCTCTTTTCCGCCTTAGATCCCGGTGCTACCGTAGACACCCCACCAATGAGTGAAGCCCACAGATGCGCGGAACCTTGTAATATACCGGGCGTTTCCGGTATCCGGATCGTCATACCCTCTGAACACGGGCCGCACGCGCCAGAACCACTTCATAAAGTGATCGGCAGGCCGAGCGGTGAGGAACCAACAATCATCATCCGTGAGATAGTGAAGGATCATCTTCTCCAACTCCCACTCACGAATGGCGTTGTACTCGTTGTCCCCGGTAAAGGGCATCAACTGACTGTTGAGGGTCTTTGTGATGATATCCCTCTGCTTCGGGCCGCTAATAACATACTTCGGCTTTATGAGGAGCGGAAGGTTGTTATCATTAACCCAGGTTTCCCAGGTTTCGAGAGCCGCCTGCAAAGAGGTCGGATCGAAGTCGACTTCCGTTGTAGGTCGATTCGCAACCGTTGAACCGGGAACCTTCGAGAGAGTATGCGCCGTGTTACAAAGCGAGAGACCATCAACACCCTTGTACGCTGCGTTGAACGCGTAGTTCAACGGAGCAATACCAAGAGTGTCTAGGGTCTGCTTCACGGCAATCGCGAGAGCAGAAGACGCTCTGTTAATGATCCGGTAGAGCTCGTCTTCCACACACTCTTCGGACACTTCGTACCCCATCACGTACGTTTTGTGGAGGTACTCGACCTTATCGGACATCTTGAGGACATCCCACAGCGGCACGGGCTGTCCTTCCTGTTTCTCAGGAACGAGCCCGAAGCCAGCCACAGTCAGATCCTCTTCCTTCATCCGGGTAGAAGAATCGATGTTGAGGAACTTCGTGTACTCCTCGGGGTACTCCCCGTAGGTAAGCAGGTACACTTCATTCAGCCCGGGATACAACAGTGACGAGAAACCACTTCTAAGCATAGGTGAGCTAGGCATTAGTCGATCTCCCTAAAGGTGGTCAGGGCCTGAGCGTAGACGCGTCCATTCAGCGTCCCAACCGGATCAAAGAACTCCACGATCTTAAAGCGAGCGTCAGTTGTCACCTTCGCTTTATCGATGTACCAAATGTGCCCCGAAATCGTCACACCGAAAATGGAATCGAGGTCGGTCGCCTCTATAACGGCGTTCGCAGGTGTGGCATGATGTACCTGCACCAGGAATAAGGTGTTAACGTTCGCAACGAGAACGTCGCAAGAGTTAACACCGACTAAACCGTTATGACCGGCCTGCATAGAAATTCCGAGGATCTTCGCAGGATTCGTACCGCAAACGGCTAAATAGCCGCCAGACGAAGCAACGAGTTCACCTTCCTCGAAAGTCGCAGACGCAGCTTCTTTTCGGCGGAGGATTTCAGGACGACCAGCTCGGACTCTTCCGAGCTTCGGCTTGTAGATAAGAGCCATTAGTCCTTCTCCTCTTCAACAATAGTATCGAAAGCCTTGTGAGCGGAACCAAGCTTACGCTTGATATTCTCGCCCTCCCTAAGATACCCTTCGCGAATAGCCTTCATTCTCTTTTCGAGTTTCGCGTCACGAGCTGCTTCCAACTCTCTAGCGCGTTTCTCGGAGATCTTGGCCAAGGCGAGACCGCCCACGCGAATCTGACCAGAAGCATCCTTGTGGCGATCGAGCGGAGTGTCCTTTATTTCAGGGTCCGATCCGACCACAAACTCGTATCCTTTGTAGATACGGTCGCTCACATTGGCAGGATCCATCCGAACGAGGCGATACCTACGTCCGGGTTGCTTCTTGATGATCTTGTCCATATCCTGTATTAAACCCATTAGCGTCTCCCCATCTTTTTAAGTTGTTCTCCTACGATATCAACCGGTTGTCCGTACTTCGTGTACGTTTCCGGTGTCATTCCCGTAAGCTCCATATACCGGAGCTGGTCCTTATCAAAGGATGGACCCGTCGCACCTGGAGCCGCACCGGTCGACGCACCCGGAACAGGAGGTGTAGGCGTTCTCGGAATGAGAGCCGGCTTTCCCATTTTTTCAGCCGTCGCTAAACGATAAGCGAAGTCCCATCCGTACGCCGGATTCAAACGAGCCTGTAAAGGCATTGAGTTGAAATAATCCCTAGCGCGAGTCTCTACCTCCGGAAAATCCGGTCGTGTAGCCTTTACGAACTCCAACTGCATCCCCGCGACACCTTCGGCGATAGGACCGAGAACGTTGTTGACCGTCTCCTTGATGCTCGCCTGAATAAGGTGATTGACAGCCTTTGCAGAGCGCTCATCAAGATCGTCCATGGGATTGTACGTCGGAGTAACAGGCGCAAAGTTGCGCCACTGGGCGGCTTCTGTCTGAGCGCGAAGCATTGCCTGCTCAGCCTCAGCATAACTCTTGATAACGTCAGCGACGGCCTTCCCACGAAACTTTTCAGGAACGGCTTCTCCGTCCAATTTCGTTGCGAGCGGATCCGTAGCTGGCGCAGCCGGAATTGTACCCGTATCGGGCGCAACGGTGATGTTACCCGTCGTTGCTGTTCCGGTTTGGGCGTCAGAACTTTGTGGATCTGGCATAATCCTCTTCTCCTCTAATAGCGTTTAGAAGGTCTTGCGGACCTTCCAGATACGTATTTATTAAACGTATTTCAAGTCTAACTAGCTCCACCTGATCCAGCGGGCAGCTCAGCAACCGGCTCTGAAGTACCTCCTGCCTCGCCTTCAGCCCCGCCTGGAGCTCCGCCCACGCCGTGTTCCCCTGGAGCGCTTCCACCGACTCCCTGGTCATTTTGTCCTCCTAGTAACGGACTCAAGACGTTAACATATTGTTCAGGTGAGAGCTCTCCATAAGCCTCCAACACCTTCTGTAGTTTCTTTCCGGACGCAGTAGCAATACCAGCAAGCACCTGTTGCAGCTGCGGAGGCGCCTGTAGCATTCCCTGCACCAACTGGATAATCTTCTCGTAGTACTGAGCTAAGAGTTGGAATGTAGTCATGGCGTTCTGCTTCTCTACTTCTCGGTTCAAAGCAACATTGCTAACACTAGATACTAGCTTCAAGGCATACTGTGGAGGTATCGCCGGAAACTCAAGCCATTGCTGAATGTACTTCCCGTCCACTCCCTTTACCATATAGCCAACTCTCGTATCCAACCGTTGGTGTGTAGTAGCAAGCATGAACATCCCGAAGTCGTCCATCGCCTGACGTACATCATGTATCGTTAAATCGAAACGGCGTTGACCTTCTTGAATTAACGCCAACGTACCAGTCGCAGTGGCTTTTCCAGCAACTATCGGCGATTCACGACCAAGAGCGTAGTCACTGATTCCCGCTCTGCGCTCACCGAGATCCCATACCGCGTTCATGAAAGCGGGATTCAAGCTATACGGTTGTCCCAACGGAAACGAGTTAAGGTCGTTAGCAGGGTCGTCCAAAAGAAATAACTTGGTAGGATATATCTGCGTGTTCGCAGAAAGATTCGCACCCTTCTTCCCCTTGAAGCACTGCATCGTCGCAACCTTAAAGTTATCCACAAGAAGGTTGTACAAAGCGTACAACGCGTCCTCGTACGGCTTTACCATCTCGATAACACCGAGACCGCAAATGCCATAATCTCTCGGACCGTACCTAAACAACGTGAGTGGCCACTTCGGATACGTGTCTTCCTCTATCCGGAGTAGTTCACCCGTCGGTGGATGCCACGTCGCAACGTATCGCTGAATATTACCATCCTCTTTGCGATCCCACTTAAGCCAAGTCTCCCAACCAATAATTCTAGATGGAATACCAAGCTCTCCCGCTCTCTGGCGAGCTTCCTCAGTGAACTCGGGCATAGGCTCAAGAGCCTTCATTACGTTATCGTTCACGTCGTAATACTTTCGCCGATTCTCAGAGCGAAGCATCATCGGCGTCCAATACATACGGCGAGCCCACCACGGCATAACGGAAAGATCGGAGTAGCCAGGCGGGTATAGAAGATCGCGTATCGGCAAGTGTTGTGCAACGATCCCATTCACAACATCAACCGGTACCGAGCGTTTCCAGAACATGTACTGTACAGGATACGAAGTCTGCTCGACAATCCAAGGCGTTAACAGAGCGCCGGTTCCCAATCGAACGGTCTCGAATAACGATTTTCGGCATGCAGTATACAGCTGCATTTCCGTCTCAACCTTGAACTGTATCAAGTCCTCAACGTTCTTCGAAATGGCGCTCCACAAACTGTTCTGAGTTGCCTTCACGGTGAAAGTAGGAGTGTACGCAAACATTGTGTTAAGGATACGAGCAAGAATAGCGTCCGTAAAAGTCGCTCCTAATTGTATAGGAAAGTTAGACATCCAGTCTTGTAAGCGTGGTTTGACAACCCCGTAATACGTATCATTCCAACTCTCGCGCTGGCGCTGGAGGGGCTTCAACACATACTCGTCAGCCTGCTTCGTTTCCGTGTCAAGCATCTCGAGAAGACGCTTGCGTTCGTCACTCGTAAGCTTAATTGGATTACCCACTAGTGTCTCCTACGATGATGGCGGTGTCGACGTCTCGGACGCCAACCATGCTTGAACGCTCGCGCCACTCTTTCCCAGTTCTTCGCGCGGCGATGCGACTTAAAATGATATATACCACGTCTGGTCCTTATAGACTTTCTACCTACCCACATCGCTGTATAAACGCTAAAAAGAAAGACTTAAAAGACGGCTTCAGAAAAAGAAAGAAAGGTTTAGAAGCGCCCTTCATTGTCATATTCCTACCACTGGATGTAAGTGTCTCAGGACATCACGATCGTGCTGACGTTCAGCAACACGGTCTGCAGCTGAGACTGGCTGATGCATTAACTCCATACACCAAGCCCATGCGTCTAAAACATCCAACGTACGTCCGTGCGGAAAGGTGATATATTCTTCCTTAAAGCAGAGATGATTCTTATGGATATAACCGAGACCGTCCCTAAAGAAGGATAAGCCTCCACGACAGCGTACTTCCTTACTACGAGTAGTATCACGTTTGAGAGGTTCAACGCGAGGCTTAGATGGTTCGTCCTTCCAGATCTCTCTAGCGAGCGGCGCTAATGCTTGCTGGAAGCCATAGCCCTCAATCCCTATCTTAATCGGATTCCATTTTTTATGGACGGCCAGAAGTTGCCGCACGAGCTCGACAGGATCGGAACGGGAGGCATATTCGTCAAGGAGGTATCGACGCCCTTTCCAGTCGATTCCTGCAACGACAATTGCATTGCGGGATGTTAACTTCTGGCCGGGCGTTGTTGATAGTGAATGACGTGGATCTACCGTTGCGTATATATTCATATGACCGAGTGGGATGTGTTCGGAGTCTTGTCCATCATTTGTTGGTAGTATAACTTCGTTGTCACCACGTTTATATTCATGAAGCCACACCATACGCATTTCAGTGACGGACTTATCAACAGGATTGTTCATCCACTGATTAGCGAATGTATATGGATCCTGCTTCTGCTTCCTGTAAAGCCAGTCGAGAGTGTATGCTTCAGGAAAGATCGGCTTTTCATCTTCAATCGCCTGTCGATAGTAGATGTGGTACTCTGGATGGCGTTCGATGATGCGACACGCGAGGTCAATGGGTGACCAATGATTCATTACAACGACAATTGTGCGTTCGTGAACAGGTGGACGAAGAAGACCTTCCCTTTGTTCGAAGCGTGCTTCAAGCTTGGCCATTAAGTCAACCGATTCGTACGTTTCCTCGTCGCAGACGTCATCGAAGATGAGGTAGTCCCAATGACCAGACGTAACTTTAGTGTCCCATCCTGCTGCAGTCCAAGTAGCTTCCGGATTCGAGACATCACGAGGAAGGCAGGCTTCTTCCTTGTTCCATCGCTTGGATAGTTCAGGACGTAGGCCCCAGAAGGCCCGTCGAAGGAGAGGTTTCTCCATCCAGTGAGAACGGATTTGACCGACTACACGTTCTGCGTTTCGAGCGTTATTCATAGTGATGAGGCCAGTTTCATTAGGGTTACGTAGGCCTCGCCATACCGCGTACGCGATGGTGTTAACAGTTGTTTTATAATGATCGCGAGGAATTAGGATAAGAACGCGTTTTAGTGCCTCTGCTTCCTCAGCGACACGCGCCATCTCGTAGTGAAGATGAGATGTTAGACGGTTGTAGCCGAGTAGAGCAGTTGCTGTAAAAAAGAGCGAGTCTTTAGCCTTCTGAGTGATATCATCGAGAAGGCGACTTGCTTGAGTCGTTTGCGTCTCTATCTGCAAATTCCTTCATCCTTTTCGCGATGGGATGTTCTGTGTTGCCAGCTGTCTTTGTAGGGACACGCTTCCCGAGCGTTTTTCGTCCTTCCGCTTCCTTATCGAGGGCAGAGATAAGGATTGAAGCCGTGAGTGGATCGACTTTAAGGAAGTCAGTCTGTTCGACCTTTTGAGTTTTAACGTATCCTGCGCGGTCAAGAAGATCTTGTGCGATGTCTTTTACGACGGCTTCACTGGAAGCTGTGTCAAGGAGCCCTTGAAGCCTATCGAAGGATTTGAATGCCGCCTGATCTATTTCGTCTCGAAGGTTACGTGCTTCACTTTTAAGGTGGGTATCGATTGGTTGAAGGACGTTCCCTTGTAGTGTATCGATAAGTTTATGGAATTCCGGTTTACGGAGAATGCGTTTGACGAGATCTTCATGGACTCCCATCGAAAGAGCGATTGCGCTAGGCTCTTGCTTCAAGAGTAGTCGTCTGGCGATCTCGTTGTACATGAGTTGGAATTGAACACGAGTTCGGCCCATTCCTGGTCTCCTTTAATTTCTCCCACCGACGAAGGACCATTGCGTCACGTAGTTTGCTTTTAAGCCATCGTTTCCGGATGTGAGCGGGCATTTCGGAGCCACCCGCCAGTTGATTGTACCCGCGTGGGTACTGGGTGCGGAGTTGTCGGATGTAGTATCGTTCGAGAAGTTTCGCTTCGTGTATGTTGGAGCATGTTTGTAGAGCTCGCCAGGTAAATGCGTCAGGTCCACTAA